ATATTATTTATTGGAGTAGTTATCTGTGACTTGTTGATATTGTATATGTTAAGGGCTTTCCTCAATTCCGTAATGTCACCAACTTTTAACTTGCCATTGACATATTGGTTTCCAATCCATGTGCAGTATTTGCCGGCAAATGTTCCACGGCTGTTTTGAACCGTTGTCGGGTCAGCCGTGAATAACTGCTCCAAATCCTTTGGATTAATATTTGGATTCTTATTTACAAAAGCATTAATCAAAGAATTAATCTCTTTTCCCTCTTTTAGCAAAGATTCATTTACTGTCATATATTGTTGCATATTAACATTTTTGATAAATTCAATAAATTGATTTAAATTCTTAAATTTATGCGTTCTCAAATATTTGGTAAAGGAACCTGTCATTTTACTGAATTTAGGGTCAGATGAAGATTCATTGTTAAATATGTTGTCAATTATATAATCAAGCCCTTGACTGAGGAAATATTTTACTCTTTTAATGTTTGTTCCATTTAAATATTCATCGTATCCAAGCATTTTATAAATTTTGGCGATATCTTCATTACTTTCTGTTTTATTTGCCATGGCTATTAAAGAAACAAATGATACTGCCACAAAAAGATATTTTCTACCGCTTTGAGGTAATTCAATAGTATAATCATTTCTAATGTTTGAAACATCATCAAAGTTATTAGTTTGATTTATGAAATCTTTTTCTGAACTATATATGTATAAACAGTTTTCCTTTCTATAATTCATTAAATATGAAAGGATATGCCTAATAGATAGCCTTTCAATATCATATCTTTTTTTTATATCTGTCAATCTATGTTCTAATGATGTAACAATTTGAGATTTTCCTTGTTGTTTGGCATTTTCTATTCTTGACCTTATGCCTTCAATCTGATTATTCAATCCAAAGAAAATATCAGCTCTTATTATATAGTCTATGGCGTTTTTGATAACCGGCTCATTAGATAATATGCGGTCTTCCATTTCATCATATTCATGGTTTTTGGTGTTCTTTTCCCAAGATGGACCCCAATAATCAAATGGTTGCCCTTTATATCTTTGTGATAATTTTCTCCCGTCCAATGTGATTCTAACAGTCCCTTCAAATGCTTTGCCGTATCCTTCATCGCCATTTTTTCCTCTTGTGGTTGAAAAATAGTAATAGTATCCATTATTATTGTATTCAGAAGTCTTGGTCAAATTGGATGCACGTAACACAAATTCATTATTTTTTACTATTGAAAGGAAATTTTCCAATGAAGTATAATGATAGATAATGTCTGTTATTCCTTCCGAAAGTATCTTGTTATCAAACATAAATTGCAATCTATTTATCTATAAATAGGTTAATAAGTACAAATATGGCTAAAGAAATTGAAAATTATAATTTAACAGAAGCAGTTAATCAATTCAGAATGGTTGCAGGACCTGATGAATTTTATGATATATTGAGCACTATGAAACCGGGTCAATTCATGACCTTTGGATATGTTACTGCTGCGAAACTTGATTATCCGAAGAAAAAGATTCTTAACCCCGCTACAAAAAGAATGAATACCGTTGATGATATGGAAACATTTTCTAAAAAAATTGGAGCGACGGATATGGTTGAAGGTGTTATCAAGTTGAAAATTTATAATATGCAATGGCAAGATATAAACAAATTCAGACAACGTTATAGAGAATATAAAAATACAAGAGATGCACTTAACGACAAATATGGATTTGGAAGGAATACTGTAAGAAACCAAACACAACTAAATAAATTTGGAAGTGGTGTGAAGCAATATGCGGGCAATAATGCAGATTTAAGCCTCCATACTTATACTGATGTAAATATGTTTAATGTTCGCCCAATTTCAACCAATTATTATATGGTTTATTCTAATGGAACGCTTCAACCTGTGGATAAATCCCAATTGCCAATTCCTGCTAAAAAAGAGGTTTTAACTCTTATTCAAAAATTAAAATCTGCCGGAGCAACTGATGATGAAATTGCACCTTTGCAAAATTTTGATTACCGTAGATTTGAACATTCTCAAATGTTGTTTATATCTGCCACGGCTAATGGAATACCAACGCTTTTTGTCAATACTCATCTTTCTGATAAAATTAATGGAATTGCCAATGTTCAACCACAAACTTTGATAGATATTGTTAAGGAACGATATTCAAAGGTTATGACTGTTAAAGAAAACGCCAATCTGATTGATGTTAATCCATCTGATATCAAGAATATGGTAATGGAATGTGTATGCCGTATTATCTCAGAAGAGCCCAAATGTGATTATAAAGTTGGGAAATATGAAGTAGTAAATGGTCTTGATGAGAACGAAAATACTATTGCAAGAGCCGTCCACGGTATTGAATTGGATAAGGTCTTAGCATCTGCTGACAAGACAACGGAGACAGTGAAAGAATCTTTCACACAAAGAAAGAACCCACCGAAGAAGATTTTTAGTCACAAGGTAAAACCGAAGGTTCTTAAGGAGTCACAACAGAGGAAAATTGTTCGAGAGGTTGTTAGGAATGTTCTTAATGAGAAACTTTACAATCCGTCAGTTGAGCCTATGATTGACAGACGGATTGGCGACTATGATGTGCTTGACGGTTCTTGGACAGAGCAGATACTCTGTGATATACCTCAAAAAGGATGGATTCAGGACATCTGTATGTATTCCGCCGTGGATACGGGTGGAAAGACATATGCGCTATATCGCCGATGTGATAACGGAAAATACTTCTTCACAGAAAAGGTGAGCCGCCCCGATGATGAATATATACATACAAATATTGTTTCATACAAATCCGTTCCATCTATCATTTGGAATGATGCAAAGGCTCTAATTCGGAATAATCGAAATCTATAAGATTAGCACGGGCAACCTCAAACGGCGTATTTCTGAAATCTTCATCATGGGCTGCCTTGGAGTTGCATTCCACACAAAAAATCTCAGAGAGATGTTGGTCTTTCTGAGATTTTTCTTATTTTTGCAAAAGGAGTCACACGCTTGTGCTTTTTTTTAATTGCTGAAATCTGCGTGTGCAGGTCTGAGGTTATGTAGTGTCTCCTCATTTGGGGATGCGTTAGAACTGGCACAACACAGTGGCTCCTTCTTCTATTATTAGAACCTATGAAGAGTGTTTTGTAAACATTTTTTTGAAAATTCTTGTTATGATATTAACTTCATATTTTATTGTACGGTTCTACTATTGAGTACATATAAATGGGATATATAATAAACCGTCTATCAATGCAGGTAGCATTGGGAAAAACATATTCCAAGTGGTGAAACCTTTAAGATATATCTGATAATATACTACTTTTAAAAAATTATATATTTTGTTCATTTTTTTCATTATTTTCAATAATTGTTTCAAGTTTATTTTTCTCTTCTTCTAATTTCTTTTTCTTATTTTTTTCGGATTTGTAAAAAGTTGTAAATCTCATCTGAACCTTTTTTATTGGCCATCCGGTTAATGCCATAATTTCTTCTTCCAATTTTTTTCTTCTTGGACTAACGGGGGTATAATCGCCAACCATCAAAATTTGCTTCTGCTTGTTCTTTTTAACCCATTGTTCCAACAAATTGTAAAATCTTGCTGCATCACTGTCAGACTTACATATGATTAAATTTATGTTACCATTGTCATCTTTTATGATAATCTTGTTTAAAAGCATGCAAACACGCTTGAAGTCATATTTTGAATTGATATTTGTTGTAACAATATTATCGTAAATCCATTGAAATGTCTTTCTTCCCCATCTTGGATGATAACCATATACATAAAATTCTTCTTCTTTTTGATATTGGAACTTATCTAAAACTATCCATCCACTGATGTTTAATTTTTGTTCAACCAATTTTCCATATTCGTTTCTTAATAATGAATTTTCTCCATCATTTTGTTCTATGAGAAGATATTCCTGAATTAAATTTTCTATCTCATGTTTTCCGTTTAATCCTATTAACAATGCTGGAAAAATTATATTTTCATTTTCTTTCTTCAATTCATTGAATTTTTCGTAAGCGGCTTCTGATGTTTTGTATTTGCCAATATAATGGTCTTGAACTCCATTTCGGCACGATACAATTTTATAGGCAAAAGGTAGAGGAACTTTCTTTTCCTTTATTATAGGTACTATCTTTTTCTTTCTCCAATACTTTCTTTTCGGACCTCTTTTCTTAGGTCTTCCGATTTTTTTCTTGTGACGTTTCTTTTCCCTTTCTTTTTGCTTTTTTAATTTTTCTCTTTCTTTTTGCTTTGCCTCTTTGGCTTTTCTTTTTTTTATTTGGGTACGCAAACGACGGAGCCAAGCACGATATCCTTTCTCACGCTTTTTCTTGATATATTCCTTCATGCTTTTGGAAATTTTCAAACGTCTTTCACGTTCTTTTTCGGATATGTTCGGGTCATCAATCATTTGTTTTTGCAAAAACTTTTTTGTAATTTTATACTCAAAATATAACAAAAATAATTCAAAAAATAAATAATATTTTTAGATATGGCAAAATATACTGAAGCGTCCCAAGAGATTGAGGACCTTGTAAATGAGATAGCCAATGAACTTGGATTGGTTCATCTTGGGGTTGATTTTCAACCATTGTGTGTAAATAAGTCAAAAACTGTTTGTAAGGTTGTAAAAGCAAACGAACTTGCTGAATATGCGTCACAAAGAGAAGGACTTATTTTTGTCCTTGTATATGAGGAGGCATTTGATGCAATAACCGCTCAATCCACTACAGAAGAGGAAAGAGAAAAAGCAAGGAAAACTAAATATATGTGGCTCCGCACAGAAATGGAAAAAGTATCAGTTGATACAGAAAAAGATAAAATTTCTATTGGTTGCCCGTCAATCACTGTGCCAGTCGGTATGTATGAGCAATTTAAAGGAACTGTTGTAGATGCTGCACTTCTTGGACAATATACAATCGCTAAGATTGAACAAGATAAAAAAGAAGAGGCTGAAAGAAAAAAGGCTCTCAAAACAAAGAAAGGTAGGGAATAAAATAAGGCTCGGAATTTCCGAGCCTTTTTCCGTTATGCGCTTTTTAAAATATTCTTAATCAATTTAATGTTTGTTCGTAATGTCTTTAGTTCAGAATTGGATTTATCCTTATTTTTAATAAAATCGTTTTTAGATTTTTCCATTTGCCTTTTCAAGGCAAGTTCTCTTCGATTCAATGACTCAAGCTCATTTTTAATAACTCGAATATCGCTTTCGCAATATTCTCCCGAAGATACGGCTGCAATAGCCATTTTAAAAATAGATTCGTCCATAATTAGGGCTTTTCTTATAAATAGCCCGCCTATTCGTATCGTTCCGTTACATCACTAACAATTGTAAATTTTAATACATTGTTGAAATATTTCATTTCCCTACCAGTTGAAACCCTAACGTCTATATAATATTCATTTGGTATGAGGTCTTGAGTGTAAATGATAAAGAAATTATTAAGGAATCCTTTTTCAACCGGTTGCCATGGGAGAACATCATATTGACGGTTTCCGTCTTTCACATAAAGTCTATAATCAGCCGTAGATATAAGTTCTTTAATGTCTGTGGTATATTTTTTTCTAAAATCAACAGTCACTTCTCTAATGTCTCCTATTTGGATTTTTTCATCATCATTTATTCCGTATAATGACGGAACTACCATATTCTTCATATATGAATCTGACCCAACCCTCATTTTATGGGATTTAGGATGAGTAGAGAATTCTAATTCAATGTCTTCCTCAGAAACGCCATTTAAGGCGATTTTAGACCATTTATCCGATAAAATGATACCTTCTTCCATTTTACAATCAGATGCGTTAAAATGGGCGCAATAAACGCCTTTGCTGACTTGTTTGACTTCTCCTTCAATTTCATCTATTGAACAAGATGGGATTTCATCAAGGTTTGCCGGATTTTCATCATCAAAAACATAAAGATAAAGATTATTGTCTTTTCCAACCGTAAAAGATTCTCTATCATCCATAATATATTCATCATATATGGCTTCAACATAAGGGTGGAAAAATGTATTTGTATTATCATCAACAAACCCTACATATTGTTGGAATTCTGTTTGGGTATTTTCCAATCTTGGGATAAACGCAAGGCAAAGTCCATAATTTTCATTCGGATTTGCAAGCAATTCTTTAACATAATTTGTTATATCCATTGAAAGGTTTTCATTGCCGAAATCAAAATGTTGTGTGGCAACTATGATTGATTCTTCTCCGTCAATGTATTTTTGATATTCATTTTCAATATAATCTTTTGGATATATTCCTCCTTTCAATTCCTTTAGAATTGTAGCCCAATTCAAATTCGGGTCATTCAAATCAAATTTATCTTTTTCCCAAGGGATACCATTTTTAGCAAAATACCAATTGGAGCCTTCATGAGAATATGAAGCACGGTTTTGAATCCAAAAATCACTGATATAATCAAATCCACGTCCTTCGTCCCATTCACAAGGAAGTTTAAAAAGCATTAAATCAAAAGATGCCGCTCTGTGTGCCGTGGCGGTCAATCCTCGCACAATATTTTTTTCATAAGGAAAACTATCTATGGAGAAATAGTTTGTCATTTTCAAATTAAATGACAATTTATCTAAATTGGCAAATGTCTTGTCATCTACCAAACATTTTATTTGTTCTATATCAAAATGAATAAGCCCACGAACACGTCCTACTCCGTATGCAATGTGCAAAACAGGATTCAAGCCAACGTTTTGGGTGGAACCTTCAAATATACTGTTTGTTTTGTCAAGAAAGAAATGTCTAATCATTTCACAATCAATTTTCTTATAAATAGTTTGGGAAAACATTAACAAAGGACAATGGTTTCGCTATTTATAAACAGATTGAGAATGTGTTGAAATGTTAAAAATAGCAACGTGCCGAAGTCTTGCTCTAAGGCCACACGGTTATATGTTGCCAAGGGGCTTAGCGCAAGGCCCCTTTTTTTGTTACAATTTGACTTTTTAAAAATTTTTATTATATTATAATAAAAATTGAAAAACATGAAAAAAATTGGTAGTGAAGTTAAATATTCTAACGATATATTTTCAATAAAAATAGGGACAATGGACAAAAAAAATCCTAAAACGATATACGGGGTTTTGGGGACATATATATGTCCTAATGTTGAAAAAGAATCTTATGAGGAAGATATTAATGGCTTTAATAAAAAATCAAAAGAAAATTTTCATAAATTAATGGCATCTTCCAATCAATGTGAGTACCTAAATAATATATTTCTTACTGAAGTTGCTGATACCCGTATTAAAAAGGGTAAAAAATCATATCTTGAAATTCAATTTTATATCAAGCCAAAATTAGATTTTCTTACAGAATATAATAATGATTTCAAATCAATGTCATCAATAATTAATGATGTGTTTTGTAAAAAAATAATTGATTTTACTCAAGATGAACTTAATTCGTATGACTTTCAATGCTATAAAACAAAACGTTAGAGACTATTTATTGTTAAATTGATGTCGAAATGCAAGAATTTTATATAAATAGAGGGTCAGTTAATCCTGTGCTTGAAATGGAATTAATAAAAGATGGGCGATATGACTTCCAAAAATCGCTGATGAATGATGCGATTCAAGATAGTATTGTTACCTTTACCATGGTTGATGAAGAAACGGGACTTCTTAAAGTGGCAAAATCTCCGGCCAATATAGTACTTGTCAGTGACGAAAGTTGTGAAGAAAAATATGTTCTCCAATATAAATGGAAAGAACGTGATACAAAAAAAGAAGGTTTTTTTAAAGGATGGTTTGATATTAATTTTAATGGGGATTTAACATCGGATGGTATTGATTATCCGTCAGGATTAATGAGAGTACCGATAGAAGAAGATTTAAGAATTATAGTAAAATAGAAAAGGGCGAAGCAAATTAATGCTCCGCTCTTTTTCGTCTCGCTTGTGCTTTTCTTTTACAATGTAAATATATAAATATTCTTTGTTAAAATTAACTTTCCAATTCAGGATACATTTTTATGATTCTATTTCTTATTGACTTGACCTTATTTTCATAATTCGGGTCTTGGGCATATCTTTTTCCGAGTTCATTAACGAATTTTCCCGGTGTCATTAAATCATATATTGTTTTTCCGTCTATCAAATAATGCCTTGCCAATAATGCAAGATATCCATCAACACTATCATTTGGGTCATCGAAAGTACAATGCACACTGCCATCACTCCATAATCCTTGCGAAAATACACTACCTGTTTTTTTAGCAAGATTTGTTGCACCGAAACAAGATTCCAAATGGGCTACAGCCATTAAAAATGGTAAATCAAATGAACTGTCAGCCGCTGCCTTAACTAACTTCTCTGACTTTAATTCAGTTGATTCAAGGGTAAAATTTTGGTTTTTTAAAGCATATGCCATATAATTACGGCAAGCCTCAACTTTTTTTTGAAATATTGAATCCACGGGATTTTCTCCTTTTACTATATTTGCAAGCAACTCTTTCTCACGGTTCGGCAATCCGGATTTGCTGATTGCTGATATTATGGCAGTAGTGGCAACGCCGGCTATCAAGCATTTCTTTATTGTCTGCTTGAGTCCTTCTATTTTTTTTCCATTGTTGATGGATTCGTTTAATAAATTTGTTAATTCAATTTCCAAAATGGAATTGAACTGTGATTCGGTGAGAATGATTGCCGCCATGATTATTCAAAAATGTTTTTCAACTCAATAAATCCACAAATATCATTTCCAAGATTTTCTAAAGAATAAGTCTTGTTTGAAACTTGCTCAAGTATTGCAGTCATTCTGTCAGATGAATTTTTATCGCCTTTTTCCTCGAAATCCTTTTTGGACTCTGAAAGTTTATTTTGACATGCATTCTTGTATTTATTGAAAATTTCTTCTCTGTTTTCACTGCTACTTACCTCTCTGAGAGCATTCGCTTCCTCTTCAGTGAGTTCTGATGAATATTTTTTATTGAACTCTTGAAGAAGATTTTTTGCAAGAGCATCAAGGTCAATTGATTCAAAAACATTCTCTTCTGAATCTTTGTTTGAAATATTTTCTTTTATAACCTTAATTGCGTTGCTGTATTCTGCGATGTTCTTGTTTGTTTTCTTGTTTTCAGCAATATATGATATGGCAGATTCAAGAGCAATATTTTCAGACGGGAATAAATCTTCGGCAGTCTTTCCCAAATAAAGAAACCCTTCAGCAAGAATACGCCCAACCTTTAATGTGTCTTCTGATAAAGTCTTTTTATCCACATTCCAATTAGTATTGGCGATATTGTTTGCAAAAAAATCAATATCCATATCTTTTCCGGATTTACGGATATTTTCATAAAGGCTATGCAATGCCGAAAGGTTGTTGTTTTCCCTTATTGCTTTTGAATATTTTGCCATTATTTTCTTGCCGTCCTTGCTTTCAAACAGTTCGGGAGCAATTGCCTCAAAACAATCTTTTATATAGCCGAAAGGCTTTTGTGACAACTTATCGGCTTTTTCACAAAGAATAATAAAATCAGCACGTTTGTCACAAGCCTCATTTATTTTCTTTCTATAATCCTCAACTTCTTTTATTGTTTTGAAATCATTTATATTTACGGTACTCATGTCCTTAATTTTATGATAAATAGTTTGTTATTCTTCAAGATTGCTTATATCTGGGTCATCATTGGATTTATTTTCCAATAAAGTTGAACTATCTCCAGATGTGACATCTTCTGCTAAGTATTGTTCATTAACAAGATTGTTGATTTTGTTAAAGACTTCATTGATTTTCTTTTCCATAGTTGCTTCTTTCCCCAAGAAATCAGTGATTGTCTCTGCATTATCAATCTTTTCTTTTTTTATTCCTTCATTAAGCCTTTCAAAATAACGTTCCATAAATGATTTTGTTTTTTCTTTACGGGTGTTATTTTTAACTTCTTTTAATGCTGGGAATTTTCTTTTTTTGGATTCTTGCAATGGAGTGCCACTATCTGCGTTAGGTGCTCCGCTCATATCGGTTTCACCTATATCCCCACCAACATCAGTCCCATCTTCTGAGCCCGGTTCTCCAAGGTCCATGTCAGCATCACCTATATCTCCGATGCCTCCACCCATAGCACCTCCGCCGGCTCCACCACCGCCAAGCCCGTTTTCATCCTCTCCGTTTTGCGGTGCAGGTGGATTGTCACTATTAAGAGCTTCGTAATCTCCAAATATCCGTTTAACATTCTCAAATTGTCCGGACTTCTTTATGATATTTGCTGCACCTTGAATTTCAGCAGCCATAGCCTTTTCAAGATATATTTCTCCCATCATATCCTTTATTTCGGAATCTGTCATTTTCATGATGTCTTTTAACGCTTTATGGATAGACATCATTGGAATTCCATTACCATTATCAGCAACGGCAACCTGCATGGCTGCAAGCCTTTTATTAATATCATCTAATTCTTGCGCTTCAATTTGACTTGATGGATTATTCAAGGTTAAAGTGAAGTTATTAAGTTCATCATGAAGTCCCATTAAATAAAGGTGTATCAAGGCTATTTTATTTAATTCCATGAGAAGGAATTGCTGAACACGATTAATCATTCTTGAAAAACGGACATCAATGAAACTTAAATTTTGACCTTTTCCTTGTGCCTCTTGGAAATTAAGGAATGATTTTGGGACTCTCAACGCACAAAACATTTTATTTTGCATATATTCAAGCCCTTCCATCTGTCCTTGAGAATTGGCGGATTGAAGTGTCTCAATTGGGTTCGGGGCATCCTCACGTCTTACCGGAATAAAATAATCACTTGAAACATCAAGGAAATTCTTCCTCAAATCTATTTGCCCTGTGGCTGGGTCAATTATTGGTGTGCGCTTAAAATTGTTTGCAATCTCTTGTACATAAGCGGGAACGTCTGCATCATCAATTGCTCCAACATATATTTTATAAACACGTCTTTCTATGGCTTTGTCAAGTTTCCATATAAGCAATGCATCTTCCATCATTGACCACATTCTCCATGCACGGCGGGCTTTGTGAAGCAAACTAACTCCATATGGTAAAAAGAAAGAATCGTTTAATAAACGGAAATGGGCAATCTGCCAGTTTCTATATGGATTGTTTTCATTGTGACCGTTCCATACGAAACGAACCTCATCCGGTTTTATGTCTTTATCTCCAATGGTTGTTCCGATTGTATATGATGATATATATCCGTTTTCAAGCCTATCCATTTCATAAACAGGTAACATTCTCCATCCCATAACCCCGTTTTCTTGGTCAAGGTTAAGAAGCATGAACGTATTTCCATATTTAACCATATGGCGGGCAATCATTGGTAAATCAGTATATATGTGAAGTCTATTTACAAACAAATCTTCAAGCATTGCCTTTATTCTCGGAGAATTTGAATATATGTTTATCATTTTCCCACTTGAAACTATAGGGCATGCCTCTTCTGATATAATGTCAAGCCCGCTACCGATTTCCGGACATCCATCCATAAGGTCAGCATCTCTATACATCAATTTAACTGCGGTATATCCTGCAAGACTTTCCATTGCATTGTCTGCTCCTGCTTTTTGCCATACATACGACATGTATTTCTGCTGTCTCAATGCTGCCAATTTACGTTCATAATCGGCTTTATCCGATGTGCTATAAAGAATACGGTCTTGTGTATATCTTTGTGAAGATGGCGTAGTTACAATGTTAGAGGAAACATTGTTTTGACCGGTTCCTCTAAAAGCATTATTTAATCTCTGAAAGATTGTCAAATTATTTGCCATTCAATATAAAATTCTTAAACTTATTCTATCAAAAAATAAGCATTTCTAACCAAAAGGTAAAGCCAATGCTGTTATTTATAAATAGTTTGGTTCCTTATTTACATTTTTTAATGGATTGATTATCTTTAAGAAAAAAGAATAACATGAAAACTTTTGATGAACTTGTTTCGGAATATATGCAGTGTGAAAAGAAAACTTTGGCGGAAATGCTTGCTTTAAGAGATTTATATAAAGGAAATGATTCTACATCCATTAATGTTCCATCCCAACCTTATTCTCCTTACCAACCATGGTATCCTATAAATTGCCCTTCTAAAAAAGATGAAGAACAATGGGGAGGGTATAAAATTTGGGCTGATAGCAATGATAAAAATCGTTCCATATCAGGATTAGGCTTAGGAAGAATTTACGCATAATAAAAAACCGTCCTATATAGGGCGGTTTATTTTTTATTTTATATTACGAAAATTCCCAATGGTGTATATGATTGAATTTTGACATTACTTTCCATAAGGTCAGCTTGCTCTTTCATCATATTGACAGGACGTAACCTTTCAAGTCTTTTCATCAATGCCTCCATTGCTTTGTCATATTCCTCTTTTCCTTGTTGAATAAGCATTTGATAATCCATTGTCATTTCAGCCTGTGGAATATTAACTTTTCCGCTATATTTTCCACGGATAATTCCAAGTGTCTCTTTTGCTTTGGCTACCAATAATTGACGGACAATGACCTGTGCTGGCTCATTAAGGAAAGCATAATCCATTTGTGCCATAGGTATTTGGTCGGGACTTAATATGACATCATTAGCATGGTATCTCATGCATTCATCCTCATCATCATTCGTTGTATCATAATATGTGTACCAAACCTCGCATCCAATAAGTCCGATTCCTCCATTCATTGCCCCTGAAAAGCCAAATGACAATTTGCTTCCCGGTGTTGAAAGAAGATGGAGAAGATGTGTTCCATCTGGTCCTGCTGTTATTTTATAAACAAGGTCTCCACGGAATAATCTGCTTTTAAAATTCAAATCAGAAGTCATATATGCAACATCAGATGCTTGGGTGGTAAAAAATCCTCCCAATCCACCGCCGTATCCATAACCAGCCCCGACTTGACCCAAGCCCGGCATAAATCCAACGCCACCTCCCATGAAATTGGCAAATAATGCTGTATCAGTCATAGGAGGATTGACATACATCACTTTGTTAACCGTTCGTCCGGAAGGAATCACATAAACTTGTTTTCCGGGTTCTATTGTAATGAAATCTTTTTTAAGTTCCCATGGACCTTCTTGTTGTAAAGATACTTGTTTTGAAAACCAATATGAGTATTGCTTGCTAAGGTCAAGACTTCTTGCCATAAAAGCAAAAGCCAATTCCTTTGAATTATTTATGTTTTTGCCGTAAAAGCCCATCCAATTATTTGCAATAACTTCATTCAAAGTTCTTTCTCCATAATCCTCAATGGCTGTTTGGAGAAGGCTACATAATATGTCATCAGTAAGTTCAACGGCTCTCACCGGTGCCCCCAATATATTTCTAACCCTATTAAACAAGGCTTTTACCTCATCAGTCATTTTTGTCATAATGCAAAATTTTGTTTTATTATAAATAGTTTGACACTAAAGGATTAACCATCTATAAGCATCAAACATACTGTTATGACCATTGTTATTGTTTGTATAAAATGGCAATTGATAGTTTTTCTTTGGCTCGATTGAAATCTCACTTGTATATTTTATATTATGAGTAGGTGTTGATGCTGTGGCTGTGGCCGTTGATACCCATGATTTTAATAGAACCTTATCTTTTTCCTTTACAGCAATATATTTTTTCATTGAAAACGCCATCACAAACACTGCCATAGCCAAACAAGTCAATGTATCATCGTGACACCCGTCTTGATGGTCAATTCTTGCCGCTGTCCCTTTATAAATCCAAGTGTCAAGTTCTTGAATAACCCTTTTTGACCTTATTTTAATCTGATTGGTTTTCACCATATTTGCAAAATAAGTCAGCATTTGGAAACGTACTGCATTGCTGTGGAAACCCGGTAATTTTCCGTCTGCGGTAGGCTTTAAGGAAGATGCATCTATTTGCATAGTGTATTTATTCAAATTTGCATCATCATAATAAAGATTCTTATAACCTAAATTCATCATTGTCAATATACAAGCGTCACCCGTGCCTCCCACACAGTCAATAGTTGTAAATGCCTCTCCATACCACATTCCATATTTATATGCAAGTTCTCCAATAACATCCCCTGTCATTTTTCCATGATATTCAAGAACTTGTTCAAGACAAGGTGTCCCGTCATCATCAATTCCATCCATATCAAGAATCTCAATGGCGGTTCTATCGGCAGCGTCCCCCCTTGAACAGTCTATAGACATCAAATATTTATGCCCTTCAATAGGCTCTTTCCATATCCAAGTATCTTCAACCATAGGGTCACTATATAATGGGTCTTTTACATTCAAATTGCTTTGCATCTCAATGAATTCCGGGTCAACAACGTTTGATGCTGAACCGAGGAATGAAACATCCAACTCTTGTGCAATCTTTTGAGAATCATTATTGAATTGCTGACACATCTTGATATACCACGGAGAACGAGGTAACCAACCGTCTTCAATCATCTTTTCCCAATGGTCTTGGTCATATTTGATATTACCCTCTTTATCCAATGTTTCTTCTTTTTTCACTAAAATCTCTCCATTCTCAGCATCTTTCTTTGTCCATTCAAGATTCTTGTTATATCTTGGGTCTTGATACCACTTCATCTCAACCAACTCAAAGTTGTTCCAATCAACGGTACCTTTTAATCTTGCCTTTCTGCAAGTTTCATAATAAAGCATATCTTTACCGTTTGGGGTTGAAATCATAATGATGTGTCCACCGGTGGATACTGTAGGCAATGCTGATGCATATACATCCTTTCCGTTTTCAATGAATGCTGCCTCATCAAATATAAGCCATTGAACTCCACCGACTCCACGGGAAGCATCAGGTCCTGATGAACGAGCAACCACTTTGCAACCATTCTTTAATTTCAATTCCTTGCTGTTACATACATCAAAAATAATGTTCTTGTTTGGTGGCGGCAACATTGGGTCATGACCTAAATCCATAAATTCATCTCCCCACATCCATAACGGGAATTGAAGAAGGAAATCTCGAATTTTAAATAACATTTGCTGTGCAAGGTCAAGGGTGTTACCGATTGCAAGAACTGTTTGTGGTGAATCCTTATCAGTTAAAATCATTTCACAAGCAATAAATGCTCCAGATGTTGTTGTAATTCCGGCTTGTCTTGGTTTAGTCGTCACGACATTGTTTGCATTTCCTAATGCCTTACATAAATCCTGCTGCCTTGGGAATAGTATAAATGGCACATCTTTCTTTTTTGTGTTATCAAATGTCTTAAGATAATGGGTTATCATGTATATCCTTGATTTATCTTTATAACATTTGGTATATTCTTTTGCTAAATAATCGTAATCTATTATCATATAATAAATCTTTTTACCTTTTATTATAAATATTTTAAATAGATTGATTTTTGAAAAAGATTGATAATTACCATGATTTCAACTATTTTAATATAAAATATTGTGATATTATGGAAGATTTTTCTAAAAAAACATATAAAGAATTGCTTAATGAGGAAAAACATCTTGAATATGAATATTCAATAATTGAAGATGATTGTGCAAGAAAAGGATTGCCATATAATGAATTTTGTGAAAAGGCTCATGATGTTAAGGAAAAATTATATTTCATATCAAAATATAAAAGGCTAAAGGCAGACCCAACAGTGACCTACGGAAAAGAATGGAAGGGTGAAACAATGGAATTTGAACAATTCAAACAAAAATGCCAAAATTCATATCTCACAGATGATGTTGGGATTGGATATTATGCAACAAAAGAGGCAAAAAGTGATATACAAATAATTCCTTCAGACATTTTGGAAAATATATATAGAAATGACTTTACCCATGTTATTTGGTTTAATGATTAATCTTTAATTATATGCCATTTATTTAATCACTTATGTTTTTGATATTTTACTATTTATATTTAAAATAAGTAGAAATAAATTGATATATCAAATATGAGTGATTTACTTACTAAAATTCCTAATGTCTACGAACCTTTGAGAAAAAATAGGTTCCTCTTCCGTTTTCCAGCTGACCTTGGAATTATGGAATGGACTGTAGAAAGTGGAAAACGTCCTTCTATTAATCAAAATGCTACTGAAATTCAATTCCTTAACACTTCTATGTGGGTGCTTGGACGTTATACTTGGCAGGAAATGCAGGTTACTTTTAGAGACCCTATTGGGCCTTCTGCTTCACAAGCTATCATGGAATGGGTCAGACTTGGTAGTGAATCTGTAACAGGAAGACAAGGCTATGCTGTTGGTTATAAACGAGATGTAGAATTGGAAATGCTAGACCCAACAGGTGCCTGTGTTCAAAAA